TACGGAGTCCATGTTACAGAGCAACTGGGCCTTGAGCGAAGGCGTCCGCTGTGTTGGACCCTGGATTTCAACGTTTCCCCGATGGTCTCTCTAATCGGTCAGCGCTCTGGGAGGGTCTTCCGTGTGGTCAAAGAGCTTATCCTGGAAGAGGGTTCGGTTTCGGAGATGGGCCAACTTTTTAGGAATACATACCCCACCCATGGCTCCGAATTATGGGTGTTTGGCGATTCCACAGGTAAGTGGCGGGACGGACAGACTGCAAAGTCTGATTACCACCTTCTTCTCGCAGAGCTACGTGGTTATGGTGTTCCCATCAAACTACGAGTTGGCGAAACAAATCCAAGAGTACCGGATCGAGTTAACGCCGTTAATCGAGCACTTAGAGACGAATACGGCGAAATCGGCGTCCAAATCGACCCCTCCTGCGTCGAACTCATCGCAGACCTAGAAGGTGTGCTTAGGGACCCCAAGGGTGGCATTAAAAAAACTTATAACCCGGATGACTCCTACTGCCGCCGCACACATACCTCAGATGCCCTCGGCTACTGGATAGCCCGAGAGCAGCCAGTCATGGCCTCTGCCCTCCGCTCAAGCGACCGCATGCGCGATACAGGCGGAACCCATGGCCGACCCACCATGAAACTCCCAGGATACAGCTTTGGAAGCCGAAACTCCCTCGAACAACGCTGATCTACCGTACTGCCATACGTGTTGGAAGACACTCCCAGCCTCTTTCCAGGGCTTTGATGTCTGTCCAACCTGTCTCATGGCGCTAAAAGTCCGCCAGAGAGCCCCCAAAGCCAAGAATCCCTCTTACAAGAGCCCTCTCCAGGCTCTCGATGAGAAATATGCCCGAGCTAACCGCTGATTTTCCCGAGATTGAGCAAGAAGAGGACGATCTGGCCTCGGCTCCAGCCGACTCCTACCGCACAGGTGACGAGCCTGTAGCCGCCTACGACAATCTTTCTGTCGTCCAGGCAATCCTCGCCATGTTTGACGACTCGGAGGAGGCTCGTCGCCACCGTGACGATATGAATGAGGTGAACTACGACGCAGCCCACTGCCGCCAAGACACCTCAAACAAGATTCCAGGCCAATCCGCCGAGTTCCTCCCCAAAACAGCCATGGCAGTCGAGCAGTTCTCCGCCTTTATCCGTAAGGCTATGGTCTCCTTTGGGGACTATTTCTCTGTTGAACTCACCCCCAGTCCCGCAATCGTAGGAGGCCCCCTCAAAGATGGCGATGTCGTCAAGCTCATGCGCCACCGTCTGGAGAACCCCCTCCAAATCGCCCCAGGATGCCTCGATTTCCCCACTTTAGTTGGGGATGGTGTCAAAGCAGGCTCCCTCGCACCTCGCATGATAGCAAAGGTCTGTGGCCGCTTCGTGACCACACGCCGCCCAGTCGTCCAGGTAGTCGAGGAACCCCAAGTCCAGCAGGACCCTCTCACAGGCCAGTCCTTCCTAGGCTCCACCCAGAAAGAAACCCTCGAATTTGAAGAAGGCCGTATCTGGCGTCTCTGTGTCGAGCATATCCGGGATGAGGACCACTTCCCAGACCCAGAGGGCGCAGGTCTCTACGAAATCCAGCGCACCTATCTCGACCTCCACGAAGTCATAGAGCGCTCTGAGGGGGATTACCCCGAGTATGACCCGGAAGAAGTCAAGCTTCTCGCGGAGGATGCCACACACTACGAAGATACCGAAGTGGAGCGTGAGAAAGAGCGTCAAACTGATGAACCGGAAGGCAACACGCCGCACTTCCGCAAGAGGGTGGAAGTCCTGGAGTTCTGGGGTACCCTTTTGGACTCCGATGGTTCGGTAGCCCACCGCAACGTCCACGCCGCAGTCGCCAACCGCAAATTCTTGATTAAGCGCCCCGCACCCAACCCGTACTGGCATCAGATGAGCCCCTTCGTGGTGGCTCCCCTTCTGAGGGTCCCCTTCTCCGTCTTCCACAAAGCCCTCTTCGACCACGCTGTCCGCCTCAACTTCGCCATGAATGAACTCTTCAACCTGATCGTAGACTCAGGCATCGGCGCAGTCTGGGGTGTCCGTCAAGTCAAGAAGAGTGCCCTCGAAAACCCCGAAGACTTTGATAATGGAGTCCCCCAGGGTGCAGTAGGTTTCCTCAAGGAGGAGTTCCCAGACGGTGAAGCTTTTATGCAGCAACTCACCACCGGAGGGGTCCCCCAGGACGCCCTAGCCACCTACCAGCTCCTCGACCGTGAGTTCTCAGCCGCCTCCATGATGACAGACACCGCCAAGGGCCAGACCCCCCGCAAGGATGTCTCAGCCACCGCCATCGCCAGCGCAGACCAGTCCACAAGCCTCTTCTTCGACTCTATCGTCTCGACACTCGAAGTTTCCTTCATGGAGAAGGTCCTCCATCTCGTTTGGCTCACGATGCTCCAGAACTGCGACGATTGGAATGAGGAGGATATAGTAGGATGCATTGGGGAACAGGCAGCTTTAGCCCTTCAGCAGATGTCGCCAGCCCGTCGCTATGTGACCTATGCCCAGGGTGCCACCTTCCGCGTTACTGGATTATCTTCAATGGTGGCACGCACCCGAGACTTCCAGAAGATCATGAGCGTGATCGCAGCCCTCGGACAGTCCCCTGTCCTTCTGCAAACCTTTATGAACAACGCAAGTCCCCAGAAGCTCTTGAATTACCTCTTCAAATGCCTCAACATAAACCCAGACGATTTCAAAATGACCCCAGATGAGATCAAGACCCTTCAGGACCGTCTCGCAGAGTTCCCCCTCTTCATGTCCTCAGCAAGCGGAGCCCAGGGTATGCAGCAGTCCCAAATCCCTGGTGTGACCACAGAACCCGGCTCTCCGACCCAGCAAGTCCAGGGTGAAATCTCCCAGATGAACCAACCCCCGCAAGGTCTCTAAATGGAACTCAAAGACCGCTACACCGACCTCGATGAGTGCTTAGAGGACTACGTGCTATGGTATACGACCCAGCAGGGCAGGATTGTCTCCCCCGTTAGTTGCCTTCATTTTCTCCGTCTTGCTTCTGATGGCCTTCTTTTTCTTCTGCACGGTCTGAGGAACCGCCTCATAGACCTCAAGGGAGTACGTAAGGACGTGAATGCCCTCGACAAAGCCCTCAACGACCATACCGAGTGGTACACCGCGAACCACGACACCATCACAGACGTAGTGCCCATGCTCCAGTTCCTGAAGCGTTCTATGGACAAATCCCTCGGGATCATCCACATGCTGCGGGACGAGCTTCGGGAAGCCGAAGAGAAAGAAGCCATAGGCTCTGGTCTCTGGCTCCCCAGCGGGTTACGCCCCTATGACTGAAATCACCCCTATGCCCTCTTCCCTTGCTCTCTTCGCCAAAGTCATAGAGGAGCGCACCGAGAAGACCCTCAAAAGCATGATTAACCTTCACAACAACGGCGCTCTGACTCCCGAGCAGGCCCAGGCCGGAATAGCTACTATAGCTGGCCTTCGCCTCGCACTCGCAGATGTCAAAGAACGCCTCCGCAATCCTAAACTACAGGAAAACTAAGTGGACCAGGAAGATTTCCCCACTGAGGAAGAAGGCCAGGAACTCCCGGTTGACCCCAGCGATGAGCCCCAACCCGAAGTCCGCATGGTCACACGTAAGTACAATGGCGATGAGTACGAGATGCCCGAGCACCTCGCAGAGGTCTGGGACAAGCGCAACGAGTCCTACGTCCGGCAGCTCTCCGAGCAAGCCGAGCGCATCAGGCGCGAAGCTCTCCAGCAGACCCAACCTCGCCAGCAGCAAGCACCACCCGACCAGCAGGACCCTGACACCGAATGGTACGCCTCTCCCTCCCAGGCATGGGCAAAGAGGGAATACCAGCTTCGTCAGGAGTTCCAGGAGGAACTCGACCGGAGAGAAGCCCAGCGTGTTTTCTGGTCCGACTTCCGCTCCGAGAACCCCGACCTCGCGGGTAAGGATACCATCGTGCGTGCTGTGCTCCAAGAAAAGCTCCAGGAGATGCGTTACATGAGTGCAGAGGAAGGCCGTGCCTATCTCGCAGAGGCGACCCGTTCCCTCTTAAACGGAGATACACCCCGAGTGCGCCGGACACCCACCTCTGACCGCCCAGTGAACTCAGCTCCAGCCCGCCCAAGTCAACCACGCCAGCAAAAGGCCCCTCCCCAAGAGGAAGAGGGCTCTCTTCAAGCCTCCATCAAAGCGATGCAGGCCGCGAAGCGGCGTCACGCCCAATTCAACTTTCCAGAGAAGAAATAGCAATGCCTACTTTCACATGGGTTGGAGGAGTACCAAACACTGGTGCCCTGAAGACCTCCTACCTCTCCAAGAAGCTCTACATGGCAGCCATAGCCGAGTGCGTCTTTGTGGAGCACGTCTCCACAGAGAGTGGCTTCGGTAAAGGCGCAGGCGAGTCTGTTACCTACCCCCGCATCTCCAACATGACCGAGAGCATCGACTACTCCCTCTCGGAGACCGAGCGCATCCCAGAGAAGGCTCACACGGTAACTGGTAAGGTCGTCACCGTCAGCGAATTTGGTGCAGCGGTTCCATTCACCAGCTTCGCAAGGGACCTCAGCCAGTTCAATCTGAAGAACACGGTGCAGATGAAGCTGAAGGAAGATATGCGGCTCGCCCTGGACATCCGGGCCTGTCGTGCCTTCAAGCAGACCCTCTACAAGTACGTCCCCACAGGTGCTTCGACCGCTTCTACAGCCACCAACGGCACAGCCCCCACGGCTGCTCTGGCCAACATGAATGTGTACCACGCGGGTGCCATCCGTGACATCCTCTACGACACCTTCAAGGCCCCCACGGTGGACGGCAGCAACTACGTAGGTATCTTCCGTACCAAAGGTCTCAGAGGGATCAAAGACGATCCCGATTGGGAATTTTGGAACCAGTACGTCAATCCTCAGGCGAAGTTCAATTCTGAGGTTGGCAAGATGGAAGGTATCCGCTTCGTTGAGTCCAACCACGGCGGAAGCGCAGTCACCTCCGGTGGTCTCAATATCGTCGGCACAGGCTCCGTCCTCGGTGAAGGTGTCATCTTCGGTGACGATGCGGTAGTCCTCGTGGAGGCCCTCAGCCCCACCCTCCGCATGGCAGTCCCTGACGACTTCGACCGCCGCCAAGCAGTCGCCTGGTACGGCATTTACGAGTTCTCGATTGTGTGGGACACGGCCTCCGCAGGTGAGAACCGCATTGTCCACGTAACCTCTACCTAAGGAAAGCGTCCCATGTACACAAACGCACGCTACGAGGTCCCCATGACCAACGGGACCGCCGTACTCGACTTAACCTCTACAGGGGACAAAGCCTACTGGGGTCCAGTCTGTGTCCCTCACCTCATCCACATGGTTGCCGTTGTGATCGACGCCACCCCAGGTGACGCAGGTGTCATCAAGGGTGATCTCCGTCTCACACGCGACTCCGACACCAACCGTACCGATGGCACAGTCTTCACGATTGCCCTAGCGACTTCCCACACGGTCACGGCAGGTTCGGTCTCCAAGGTGATCTACCACAAGCTCACCACCCCTTTCACCATCTACCCCGGACAAGAAGTCGCGGTCGAGGTCACGGACGCTTCTGCTTCCGTAGACGAAGCCAAGATCAGCTTCTGGGTAGAGGCTGTCTGGGAAGACCCTGACAACATCGTCCAGCTTGCTCCCACCATGACGATGGTAGCAACCGCCTAGCCTTTTCGAGCGGGGGGCTCCGGCCCCCTTGCTGCAAGGACACACATGGCCGACCTCGCCTCCACAGATGTCACACTCACCGTCCAAAAGGTCCGCAGGACCGCCCGCCAACGCACCAACACCGTCAAGATCGCCTTTGGCAACGGAACCCTCACCTACCCTCTAGCCGCAGGGGGAGTCCCCCT